CTCCTGCCATTGACCTGGATCACGCATCCGTCATCTTCGTATCCAACAGAGCGAACCAACCAATCACTGATTATAAGACTGACTCTAGAGTTAAGGATGTTCCAAACGATCCTAACAGTCTGATGTATGTTACCAAGAACATCGTTCTTGAGAACCCTGCTACATCATTGAGAGTCTTCATTGATGGATATGTTTCTAACTTCAATGATGTTAGATTGTTCTATGCTGTCAACCAAGACTTGCCAGCAGAAGAGTGTGTATTCACACCATTCCCTGGTATCAACAACACTGATGAATTTGGAAAGGTTATTCAACCCTTCAATGCTGATGGTGGACCTGATGTATTCATTCCTAAGTCGGATGTTTACACTCAACTCCCCTCCTTGAATCTCTTCAAGGAGTATAAGTTCTCCATTGATGATTTGGATCCATTCAACTTCTTCAGAATCAAGATTGTTGGAACATCAACCAACCAGGCAATTGTTCCACAGTTTAGAAACTTTAGAGTTATCGCCGCAGTATAATGGGAAGATTAAAAGTTGAAGGAAAGGATGGTCTCTACCGCGATTCAAGCAGTAGAGCCATCATTAATACAAACCAAACTGACTACCAAAACTACATGAACGCCAGAAACAGACTCAAATCTGAAAAAGAGAGAGTCGATCAACTTGAAGAAAAGGTTGATGGGATTAAAGGTGACTTAGATGAAATCAAATCTTTGCTGAGGTCTCTAACAAATGGCTAATAATACAATCACCTTCGATCCCACAGTAAGGACACCCTATGGTGTCAATCTTACAATGTATACTGGTGCTGATTTTGAAGAGACCTTCAAAATTTTGAATAATGATAGATCAAACTATGATTTGTCTTCTCATACCATGTATTCAAGAATGACAAAGACCGTTGCGATTGGTTCTTCTGGTGTGCCAACTGCGGAGTTCACTGAAACTATCACTGATGCCACTGCTGGTGAATTCAAAATTACTCTGTCCGATACTCTTAATAGACAAATAAAGGGTGGAAGATATGAGTATGATATCTTTATGGGCGTAGGAAGTAGCGTTTATAGTATCGCTAGAGGTAATATCAATGTGTACACAGGAATTTCTACGGTCTAACTAAATAGTAAAAAAGTAATGTCTCATAATGGCGCAACCATCCACCAGACAAGAACTTATCGATTATTGCTTAAGGCAACTTGGTGCTCCGGTTGTTGAAGTCAATGTCGCTGAAGAGCAACTTCAAGACCTCGTAGACGACGCGGTACAATACTTCAATGAAAGACATTTTGATGGCGTAGAGCAAGTATATCTTAAATATCAAATCACACAAGATGATATTGACAGAGCAAAGGCACGTCCACCCGGAGCGCCTGATGCTGGTTCATCTCCTGGTGTAGTCAATACACAAGCCACCGCATCTATTGATAGTACAAATGTAACATTTAACTTTTACGAGAACAGCAATTATATACAGGTTCCGCCATCTGTTATTGGTGTGAACAAAGTATTTCAGTGGGATGATAGTTCTACTAGCACTAATTCTTCCAACATGTTTAACTTTGAGTATCAGTTATTCTTGAATGATATTTACTTCTGGGGAACCACTGATATCTTGTCATACTCTATGGCAAAGAGTTATCTTGAGACTTTAAACTTCCTGCTCAATACGCATAAGCAAATTAGATTTAATCAAAGACAAGATAGACTATATTTGGATACTTCGTTTGATACAATCAGTGTAGGTAAGTTTATTATCATTGATTGTTGGAGGCAGATGGATGGTAATGATTATAGTAGAGTTTGGAATGATTCATTCCTTAAAATGTATCTGACTTCTCTTATCAAGCGTCAGTGGGGTCAGAATCTGATGAAGTTCACTGGTGTCAAACTGCCAGGCGGCGTAGAGTTCAATGGAAGACAAATCTACGACGATGGACAGAGAGAAATTGATGAAATCAGAGCAAAAATGCTGAGCACCTACGAACTGCCACCATTAGATTTGATCGGTTGATGATATGCTTAATCCATTTTTCCAGAACGGCACAGCAGGCGAGCAGAGTTTAATCCAAAGCCTGGTCAATGAACAGATTAAAATGTATGGTATTGAGGTATATTATATGCCTCGCAAATACCTGACGAAGTTTACTGTAATTAAAGAAGTAATCCAATCAGAGTTTGACAATGCCTATCCTATTGAGGCATATGTAGACAGTTATGATGGATATGCTGGTGAAGGAACCATCCTTTCAAAGTTTGGTATCCAAGAGAAAGATGACTTGACGCTTATCGTTTCGAGAGAAAGATTTGAGGACTATATCACACCATTAATCAAGAATTTACCCAACATCGAGTTGGCAACCAGACCCAAAGAGGGGGATCTGATCTATTTCCCTCTGGGCGAAAGACTGTTTGAAATCAAATATGTAGAGCACGAACAACCATTCTATCAACTTCAAAAGAACTACGTTTACCAACTTAGATGTGAACTGTTCAGATATGAGGATGAAGTCATCGACACTGGTGTTGAGACTATTGATGATGAGATTGAACAAATTGGAAATATCACTACACTGCGACTCTTGGCAGTTGGTGTAGGTACACAAGCAACAGCAAACGCTAGCATGTGTACTGGGGGTTCAGTTGGAAAAGTTATTCTGTCCAACATGGGTAAGGGTTATGTAGACCCACCTCGCGTGGCATTCTCATCTGCCCCAGCAGGTGGAACCACTGCGGTTGGTATTGCTTCCTTGTCTTTTGATTATATTGGATGTGATGGAAAAACTGGCAGAGTAATATCCATCAATTTAACAAATGCTGGATGTGGTTACACGGAAGCACCTCTGATTACATTCCACAGTTCAAAGGGAAGTGGAGCAGCAGGAACTTCTATTCTTGTTCCCACCACATCTGTACAATCTGTCTCAATTGCTAATAGTGGTGGTGGATATATCACTGCTCCCACTGTTGGCATCTCTACACCTAAGCACGTTGGTGCTGCTGCCACAGCGACAATTGAACATCCTATTGGAACTGGTTCAAGTGTGATTGCCACCACTATCAGTGCCGGTATTGCCACTTACTTGTTCCCACATGGCACAACTGGTGGTGTTTATTATAAGCAAGCACCTACAGTCACATTCTCTAATCCATCAGGATCTGGAAATGGTGCTACAGCGACTGCTATTTTTGATGAAACTTCAATCGCTGGTGGTACGGTCAGGAAGGTATCAATCGGAAATAGTGGCAGATTCTACACTAGTGCCCCTACAGTAACCATCGATCATCCAGGAACAAGTGCCGCAGCTGCCACCATTGATAATGGAGGAGGTATTGATGGATCAAGTATTGATGCTGGTTCAGTAGCATTTACTACAACTGGTAGAGCATATAGCACTCGCCCAACAGTCACGATTGGTGTTGGAACGGGAACTGCGACACCATCAGAAGTTGCTGTTGGTATTGCTACCATTCATCCTATTCTTGGTATTGTCACGTCAGTTTCATTCAATGTCTCTGATCCATGGGCAGTCGGAACAGGCGCAACAATCGGTGCTGGTTACACTGTAAGACCTACAATTTCATTCACTAATCCTCAACCAGTCAGGGCGACTGCGACAGCAACAGTCTCTATCGCTGGAACAGTCAACACGATCAGTGTTGGAAATAGTGGTTTTGGATATATTAGTGCTCCTTCTGTTAGTATCACTGGACCTGGTGGAATTGGCACACAGTTTACAGCAACGGGTATTGCTACGATTAGATTTGATTCCATTATCACATCAGGAACGATTGGTATCGGTTCAACTGTCATCACTGGCATCAATACAACCAATATGATTATTGGTGATAGAGTCCGTTTGGAAAGTGGTTATCATCCACAACCAACGGTTGAAATTATCCCAAGAGAAACATTTGTAACAGGTATTGGTTTATCTGAACTTGTTATGAACAATGCCACAACTGGTATCGGAACCACAACAAGAAATGTCGAAGTAGGCATTCAGAATTGTGGCATCGTAACTGGAATCAACGTGACTTACGGTGGAGGAGGTTATCTGTCACCACCAATAATTACCATCACAAATGACACTAGTGAGAAGAATTATATTGATGAAGTAGCGGGTGTGGTTAGGGCGACTGGCATCAGTAGTATTAATAGTGCTGGATTTGTAACTTCTATTGTTCTCTCCAATGCTGGTGCTCAGTATGTATTGACTCCAGACATTGTAATTGAAGCTCCTTCTTATCTTGGTGTTACAACTTCAAGTGGTTCGTTCGTATACAATGAAATTGTAACAGGCGGAACATCAGGAGCAACAGCAAGAGTCAAAGAATATGATGCTGTGGCAAATACACTTGAGATCTCCATTGTTAGTAAAGAATTCATCTCTGGAGAATCAATCACTGGATCCGAATCTGGAGCAGTTGGAATCATCAGCAAAGTCGGCACAGATGTTGGATCTTATGATGAAGTCACACCATTTGCCGATAATGACAACATTGAAAGTGAAGCGGATGCGATCATTGACTTCACAACTAGAAACCCATTTGGAATGCCTTAACATTTAATAAGGTTAAATAGTAGTATATTCATATACGATTGGGGATCATGTTTGAATATTTTTATAACGAGATCTTAAGATCCACCATTATCGCCTTTGGTTCGTTATTTAACGATATACAAATAAAACACAAGGATGATAGTGACTCTGTATGGAGCGTCACTAAGGTTCCTCTTGCTTATGGACCGACACAGAAGTTTTTAGCAAGATTGGATCAGACTCCAAAACTTAACGCTCCTGTTCAAATGACACTTCCTAGAATGTCATTTGAATTCATTGATCTTGTCTATGATCCAGAGAGAAAAGTATCTAAAACTCAACAATTTGTAGCAACTTGTGAAGATGGATCACAAGTAAAGAAGGCATACATGCCTGTTCCATATAACATGATCTTTGAGTTGTCAGCAATGACAAAACTCAATGATGATATGCTTCAGATTACTGAACAGATACTTCCATATTTCGCACCAGCCTTTACGATCCCCATTAAAGTTCTTGGATGTGTAAATGAAATAATGAACGTCCCTGTTGTCCTTGACAATATCACAATGGAGGACGACTATGAGGGCAATTTTGATACAAGAAGAGCACTAGTCTATACTTTTAGATTTACTGCCAAAGTTTACATGTATGGTCCTGTCAAGGATGTATCTTCTAGCATCATTGATAAGGTTAACATCGGATACATTGGTGGTTCTAGATCTATTGTTAAGGGATCTGCCGGATCTTACGAAAGAGATGTCAACTACAAAGTTGTACCTAGAGCACTCAAAGATTATGACGGCGTTGTTGTTACCAACCTGGCAGCAGACATCACTGATGAAGACACCGTAATCACTGTTGCTGACGGAACCAAGATTACAGCAGAGACTGATATCTACATTGATGAAGAACTGATGTATGTCAGAAAAGTCAGTGGTAACAAGATTACTGTTGATAGAGCAAAAGACCAAACCACGTTACAAACACACGTCTCTGGCGCGGCAGTACACGGTATTACCGTTGCTGATACTCCATTCATTGACGTGGGCGACAACTTCGGATTCGATGGTGGATTTATCTAATGACTATTATGACAAAAAAGTATGATAAGTTGGACGAAGCCTTTGACGTAGAGTCAACTGAGATCACAAAAGAAAAAGTCGATGGCAAAATCGAACAAATTAAATCTTCCACCGAAGATATTCGTAAAGATTACGAATATACCAGGGGTAATCTCTATTCGATCATTGAAAAAGGGCAAGAAGCGATAAATGGCATTCTTGAACTTGCTCAAGAAAGTGAGATGCCTAGAGCATATGAAGTTGCTGGTCAACTTATTAAAAATGTTTCCGATGCGACTGACAAATTGATGGACCTTCAGAAGAAACTGAAGGATGTTAATGAAGAAAAAGAGCAAAAAGGACCAACCACAGTTAACAATGCACTGTTCGTTGGATCAACTGCTGATTTACAGAAAATGCTGAAGCAGGCTCAACAAGATAAATAATACACAGGGAGAGAAATCCCAAAGTATTATTTACTCATAAAATGTCAAAAGACGAGTTGCCATCTATAAATGATATATTGGGAGATAGTAATCTCCCATCATACAAGGATTTCTTAGAGAAGAAGGAAGAATTACCTTCTGTAGAAGAATATATAACAGAATCAAATCAAAACACTGTTGAGGAAGAGACTCAAACCATAGAGAATGCTGATGGTGAGTCATTTCTAGAAGTAATAGACGTTGTAAAAGCACCAGAGTGGGCAGAATTGGTGCGTCTGGTCAATGACGTAAGAAAAGATATTCCCCAAATACCTGAAATTAAGTCATATGATGACGAATTAAGTAGTATTTGTGAACAAATAACTCAAATTCAGACAAATTTTTCACTTCTTGATGCCAAAAGTGATAAAATTACTGATTTAAGTGTTCAAAATGAAGAATTTGAGGGCAAATTAACTGAAATTGAGTCGAAAATCCCTGAAATTCCTGAAATCAGGTACTATGATGAGGATATTCAATTCATTTATGATAAAATTACTACAATAAAGGAAGAACTTAACTCTCTTCCAGAAGTAAAATACTATGAAGAGGACCTTGAATCCCTCAAATCAAGAATTGAACAGGTAAGTGAAGCGATTCCTACCTTCCCTGACTGGGTTCAAGAGGTTCAAGAGGTCCCAGATTTCTCTTGGATTGGTAAAACCTTTAGCCTTAT